ATTCCTCGGGGGGCCGCGTGTGTTTGAGGTAGACCGTCAGCGCCTCAAAGTAGTCGTCACGCCAACGACTCGCCGCCTCGTTCCACTCGGGCGATTGTTTCGTCCAGTCGCCGCCGCTCACGTTCGCCAGCACGACCCAGAGCATCTCGGCGGCATCAGCCATCCGGGTCCACCCGGCGAGCAGCGGCGCCGTCTCGGGCGTCTCGGTCGTCGTCATGCCGTCGGTTCGCCTTCCGCCGCGGGCTCGGGCGTCAGCGCCGCCTGCTGTTCGGCATTGGCCTGCGTGTGCTGCTGCGCTTGATCCGCTTGCTGCATGGTCTGGTCGTGGGTCAGGCCCGCCATGTTCACGTCATGGGTCCGGTCCATCGCCCCTTGATGCTCGTCATGTAAGAGCTGCGTCGCGTGCGTGAGCTTCTCCATGTGCAGATCGAGCGCCTTGCCCCAGCGGTTCTCGAGCGCATCAATATAGGTGCGCGCGTTCTCGGCATCGATCTTCGCGCCGGCGACCGCAATCTGCGCCGAGGCATTAATCATCGCGATCTTCTCGCGGCTCGCATTGTCGACTTGCGTTTCCTGCAGCTTGGCCTGCGCTTCGACTTGTTTCGTCTGAATCGCCATCTTCAGCTGCTGGTTTTCCTGCTGCAGCCCTTGGACGGCGGCTTGAATCTGCGGCGGCAAGTCGGTCTGCGCGCCGGGCGGCTTGATGCGGTCGGCAATGGCTTGCGCTTCGGGGAAGTCCATCGACTTCACCCACAAATCCGCAAACTGGGGCACGAGCGGCGGCACGGCTTGCGCGAGCGCCGAGAGGCCGTCCATCGCCGCCTGCCGGCGCGTGGCGTAGGACTTCCCGACGTCCACAATCACCGAATACTGGCCTTTGGACAGATCGAAGTGCTGCACCGGCGGCGCCATCGGCGCCCCTTGCGGTCCCGGTGGCCCCGGCATCGGCGTCGGGCCGGCACTGGGCGTCATCGGACTCGGCTGGCCCGGCATGACCGGCTGCGGCTGGCCGCCCTGCGAGACAAACGGCTGATTGAGCATCACGCGCTGCTGCTGGTCGTCGTCGCCGGTCAGAATCTGCACGACCCGGCCCGGCCGGTCATACACCTTGCCGAGCAGGTCATTGAGAATCACGCCCCCATGCCGAATCGCGCGCTGCAGATGATCCGGAAAGTTCGACGTGCCCTGTTCGCTCGCCTGCTGGAGCTGCGCGATGGCCCGGCCGCTCCGATCATTCGCATTGACGTGGCCCAGCGCGGCGTCGGGCACCCCAGTCGTCGAGCGCACGAAGTTCACATACATGCCGATGGCTTCAGTCGATGGCGGATAGGTCGGAATGTTGCGCTCGGGCTTCGGCAGGACGGAATTGACGCCATCCGTGATGGCGTTCACTTCCAGATACGGCTGGTTGCGCGTATTGGCCGCCTGCCACTGCGCTTCAAAGCCTTCAAACTGGCCTTTGTAGCCAATCCACGGCGCTTTCGTGGCGAGCCCCATGTTCTCGGCGTCACTCGAGACCAAGTAGTTGATCATGCGGCACGGATCGCGGTTCCCGCGCACGATCCCTTCCCACTGCCGCGCGCCCGACAGGTTCTTTTCGATGCCGATGACCGGGACAATCGGGATAAACTGCCCGTCCCATTCTTTCGGGCCGTCGAGCACCTCCATCCCGTTCACTTTCGCCCACATAATCGTGCGCGTCTTGATCTCGCGCGTCTGACTCGGGTCGGTCGGATGCGTTTCGGTGCGGCTCGCGTAGGTCGCGTACCAGTATTCGGCGATGCGATAGGCCGTCCCGGCCTTCTCGTCCTTCAGAATCCAATCCGGCCGCTGGTCGCCCATCGCGATGAGTTCTTCATCGTCGGCCGACGCGAGCTTGGAGTCCCCAAACTGCCGCACATACACGGCCTTCGGCAAGTCTTGCGTCACAAACGCCCACTCGGCCGCGCCGGGGTCGTTCAGATCCTGCGTGAACGGGTCCAGATACACGCTCGCGCCGTTGAGAATGGGACAAATCCGCAGATCCTGGTCCCACGCCGCCGGATTCTCGCTGGCATCGTCCGGGTCGTCGATCGCATACACCTTGTCGATGCGGAAAAACCCGCGCCCGCACACGACCGCGCGGTTGTACGCCCACAGATACGCCGTCTGCGCGTGGCTGTCGTACTCGATCGCGCGAATCAGGCCTTGGCGCACGTCCGCATCGTCCTGGCTCGCATCGGACTTCGGCGAAATCTTGATGCCGAACCGCGCCGTACGCGCCTGGTTGACAATCTGCGCGGTCGGCTGGTCGAGCGTGCGAATGGTAATCATCGGCCGCGCGGGCGTCGGCTGGCCGGTCGCGCTCGTCCCGCCGCGCTGGCGCTTCACGTCCTCGGGCCACTGGTCGCCGGCATCAAAGCGCAAGTCTTCGTCTTCGCGCGTCCGCTGCGGGCGTTCGACATCGGCGACGAAATGGAAGCGTTCGAGCGCCTCGGTGTGCAGCGCCTCCTCGGGTGTCTGCTTCGACTCGCGGCGCAATGCGACGACAGGTGCCATGCGCCCTCAGTCCCACAAAACAGACAGTTGCGGCCGGTGCCGATCGGCGGCGCGAAGTGATCGAGCCATGGCAGGCCGAAGGCACACGTTAGTGCGTCCACGCTTTCGTCGCCGCCCGCTCGGCCTGCCGCACCCGCATCGCCCGCATGCCGGGAATAAACGTCTCGAGCACGCACCCGACCGCGCCCAGCACCAAAAAATGCCGGTGCTCGTCGTCCTTCACCGCCCACAAGACTTCGGCCAGCGCCACCATCGCGTCATGCACCGCGCGATCTTCGGGGGGTTCGTTATCCCAACTCATTGCGCGTATACTCGTCCGCATGGCGACCCATACCAATCACGGCACCACGCACGCTGTTGTCACGCCCACGCCCACCGAGGTGCTCGGCACCGACGCCACCTTGCGCGACCTGTTCGCCGCGCAGGCCGTCTCCGGCCTCTGCACGCCGAGTCCGTCGGTCAGTCTCGGCACGCCCGAGTCCATCGCGGTCATGGCCTACCGGGTCGCCGATGCGCTCATCTCGGCCCGCGACCCCGTGCTGCAGCCGCTCGTCGCGGCCGAGCCCGTAGGCGCGCACGTCAAGTAAGCGCTCAGCGCCCACGGCGCACCTTTTTCGGGAGACCCTTCGTCGGGGTCCGCGCAAAGTGCCGCAACGACGAGAGCGGCATCCGCGCCAGCCCCGCATTGCGCGCATACAGCTTCTCGGGGGCGTGTTCGGCGATCCGGCTCGCGATCGCCTGATTGCGGCTCACGGCAGGCATGGCTGATGATAGTCCACCTGTCAACCATCGGCGCAGGTATTCGCCGGTGGTGTATCCTTCGCCCGCATGGGGGCGCTCTGTTCCCGCTGCCATCTCGGGCCGCCACGCGCCCGACAGCGGTATTGTCTGGCCTGCCACGCGGCGCATATGCGCGCCCATCGGCCCACGTATGACGAGATGACCGTCGAGCAACGCTATCGCGCACGGGTCCGGACCCGCAGCAACTACCAGACCCGCCGAGGCCCGCACCCGCCCGCCCCCTGTCTCCGATGTGGCGCCGCCCAAGCCGAAAATCACCATCCCGACTACAACCAGCCAGACACCGTCCTACGGCTCTGTCGTGCCTGTCACCGCGCCGCCCACAGCGGGGCGGTCGTCTGACGCCTTCGGCCCGGCGTCGAGCCGGGCGAGCACGGTCGCTTTTGCCCAAATCACGAGCGTGGCCTCGGCGCGGTCGGCCCGTTCCGTGGCGTGCGACAAGGCGGTTTGAAGGTCATTGATCCGATTATTCAGCCACGGGCCAATCATGGCGTCTCCTTCGGCGCGTCGAGCAGGGTGAGTACCCGTCGTGCCGCACCACTGTTCGACTTCCGATACTCCGCCCATGCCCTCACCCTTGCCAGCGCTTCGCGTTGCTGCGCGTAGGTTGGTTCGGCTAAATAGTGTTCCCCGGTCAGATGGGAGAACAAACCCATCCGCGCCGCATCGCGCTCCTCGGTCAATCGAGCAATGGTCGCTTCAGCACGTACCAGTTGGCGCTTCAGCGAGTCGGCAATAGCAACATCTCGCTTAGTCAGCACGGCGTTGAAGTCACGGCGGGTCATTTCAGCACCTCACTCAACGCCCATCCAAAGACAAAAATGCTAGGAACCGCCAAGACAGCAGCGATGAGAATCCAAAACAACGGATCGAGGCGACTCATGGCGTCTCCTTCGTCGGGGCGTCGAGCGACCCTATACGATTCGCGTCGGCACATAATTGCAGGCTCCTGGAGTGGTCATAACCCACGGCCACGACGTGCCCGTCCGCGTCCCGCAACCGATACGAGCCGAGCAGGCCATTGGGCTCCACACTGAACGGGGTCCGGCCACAAATCTCCATGCCGTCCGAGAGCCGTACCAGATGACTCACGGCGTCGGGTCCTTCGGCGCGGCGTCGAGCAGGGTGAGCAGTTGTAGATGCTCCTGCCCACTCGCAATGCCTGTGACGGCCCACGCCCGCACCGCCGCGACAATCGCCTCGGCGCGCTCGGCGCGTGCACGCCACAGCCCGATAGCCAGGAGCCACTCGCCGCGCCGATCCCGCTCGGCCTCGGCCTGGTCGCGCGCCGCCTTGACCGTCATCAGGTCGGCCAGCAGCCGCCGGAAATCGTCTTCCTCTTGCGTGGTCATGGCGTCATCGCAGCCGCGGCACCGTCGGCCCCACAATCCCGAACGCCTGGAGCAGCCACAACACCAGCACCAGCACCACCACCACCCGGATCACCACCTTGATGGGTGGGGCGAGCGGGATATACGTCTCCACCAAATAGAGGCAGACCCCGCACACCACCAGCACAATCACCAGATCAATCAACGTCATCACGCCCCCCGTCCAGATCGCCCCCACAGCCACCGCCTGCACGACGCCGATTCCCAGCCCCCGCCAGAACCCCATGTCAGCCTTGGCGCCGACGGTGCCATGCCTGCCACTCCCGGTAATGCCGCGCCGCGCGCCGCTCAAAGGCGTCCCACGATTCCCGCACCGGATCGGCCACGATCGATCCGGCCGGTGGCGCCGGCGGATCGACCCGCATCACGTCCGGGTCGAGACACTGACCCGCCGAGGCCGTCTCGTGCGCTTGCTGTAACACCGCTTCCTGCGTAATCGGATCGTCCTGCGGACCGAACGTCACGTCCCCATCGGTCTCACACGCGTGACAGTGCCACCGACTCACACCAGCCACGTCAGGCGCCGTCCTGCACATGCCGCCACGTCTTGCGCAGCACCACGTCACGGATGATGGACGGACTCACGCCGAAGTCACGGGCCAACTGCGCCTGACTGGCCATCACGAGCCAACACGCCCGAATCTCGCGCACCTGGTCGTCGGTCAGCTTCGCCGTGCGCGGTTTCTGCGTCCCTTTCGCGCACCGTCCCTTGCGATCCCGATCCTCGTTGTTGTCGCGACGGGTGCCGAGGAACATGTGCGCCGGATTGCAGCACAACGGCACATCGCAGTGGTGACACAGCGCCATCCCGTCAGGAATCACGCCATGCGTCAGCGTCCACGCGACGCGATGCGCCATCAACGTGCGCTTCTGCACCATCAACTGCCCATAGCCCCGGCGCGTGCCCTTCGTCCACAACCAACAGGTCGGTGTCTTGTCGACACGCGCCCAAAAGTTCTCAGGCGTGAAGTGCCAGCGCTGGCGCACATGATGCCGCGCGTAATAGGCGCGCATATAGGCCGCACGGGCCGCACGAGTCTCCGCTAAACCAGCCAAGCGTGCTCCCCTTGTGGCATCACGACCGGCGGCCGCTTCACCACGTCCACCGGCGTCTGTTGACGCACGGCCAGATACCGCCACGCATCCGCCCCGTGACTGGCCCAGTCATGCACTGGGGTCGCCTTGAACTCGTTCAACCGGCTGTTGTAATCGCGCCGATAGTGCTGTAACGCTTCGAGCCCCGCCGCACAGCGCGTCGCGTCAAACCAGCACTTCGGAAACAGCATGCGCGCCGCGTGAATCCCGTCATCGACGCTCACCTTCGGCACCACGCGAAACGGGATGCCGAGACTGCGCGCCACTTCCAGCCGTGACCGGCCGGATGCCAACTCTTTCACTTCGATGTCAAACGGCGCCCAGTGCTTGCCGTAGGTGTAGCCTTTGCGCTGAAGAACCGTAACGTAATGCGGGAGCCCTTCGCCGCTCGCTTCGTAGTAATCGACGACACGCACCTCGCCGGATCGAAGCGACTGAGTAAACCAGATTGCCGTCGCATCACCGATACCCAAGTCCCAATCGGTATCGACGGGGAGGATCGGATCAACCGGGACAACGCCGACACGGCCCGCCGCTCGAGCGCCAGCCAGTTCGCCCGCATAGATGGCCCCTTTGACGGCCGCTTCAAAGCTGCACTCGAACTCTTGGTCATATTCGTCCTGCGTCATCACCTGCCGCGCGGCGGCCAACTCGGCCACGCTCAAGATGCCCGTCTGACTCGCCTTGTATTCGGCAAACGCCCAGCCCTCGAGCCCCGACTTCGCCTGCTGCGCGATGTCATAGAACTGGTTCTTGCCGTTCGGCGTGCCGAGAAAGAGCGCCCAGCCGCCCCGGTCCGCGAGCGCCGGCCGCAGGACGGTCGTGAAGACGTCCGCCTGGTGCAGGCCGTATTCGTCCAGCACGACGCCATCGAGATACAGCCCACGTAGGTTGTCCGGGTCATCGCCGCCGTAGACGCGCACTTGGCCGCCGTTGGGCAAGTCCACGCGCAGCTCGGACTCGTTACACGTCACCCCCGGAATCTCGCGGCTATAGAACTTCAGGAAATCCCAACAGGTCGCTTTGCCCATCCGGTAGGTCGGCGCGACATACGCAAAGCGCGGGCGGGGCTGTTTGCAGAGCATCGCGCGCTTGACGAGCTGGTTGACGGCCATGACCGTCTTGCCCAAGCGCCGATGGGTCACGGCGACGACAAACCGATGGGTGTCCATGAGCGCATGGAGCGCCCACTGGGGCCGGCGGGGTTCGTAGTCTATGACGACTTGGGTTCGGGCCATGCGCCCTTCCAGCCGATGTCAATCCCGCCCGTGTGCTCGACCGTCGTCGACTCCACGGGTTTATCGAGGGCGCGGTTCATCAAGTCCGCAAAGGCGGCGGTCGACGGGTCTTTCATGAAGATCCAGAAGTCGCGGTCTTGGACGCCTTCGGTCAGGAGCTTGTCGGCCTGGGCGGCATCTTCGATGCGCGTGAACTTGCCGTATTTGTCGCGCGTGTAGACGTGGCCGATGCCGCAGGAGGCGGCGATCTGCGCGCGGGTCATGCGCTCCATGTGCTGCAGCACGATGACGCGCAGGGCTTCGCGCGCCTGCGCCTTGTCGAGCGTGGGCCGATACTTGGCGCCTTTCTGCGGGCCGCGTTTGCCCATACTCAATGTTTCGGAAGTTTCGCGACTGGCGACAGTCTACGCCAATGGCGCTGCTAATACCACGCCCAGTGGACGAAGCGGACCACGCCATAGAGCACGGCGGCGTAGATGGCGAGTTGCACGAGGACCGCGATGGTCTCGCCGATCCATTCGACCAGAAAGTCGCTCATGGTCTGGCCACGCGGTCCACGCGGCGGATGAGCTTGGGGCGCGTGTGGCCGTCGGCGCAGGCTTCGCAGCAGACGACAAATTCGTGCGCGCGCGACCGCTTAGTCAGGTGGACAACCACTGTGGTGAGCGGCACCGAGTCGCCGCAGACGTCACAGGCCAAGTAGAGTTTGGCCAGGCAGCGGTCACAGACGGGGTCGTCCTGCGCTTGCTCGCAGGCGTAGCGGGTGGCGGGGCGGCGGCAGTGGAGACAGCGTTCAGTCATCGCGGGCCCCTCGTCGGATTCGTCACGCCCCAGGAGGCGAGCTGGGCCGCTTGGCGCTTGGCGCGGAGACGCGATTCGAGCGCGAGGTAATGCGCCAGTTCGGTCGTGGCGAAGCGGTGGTCATGGCCCCCGGCGGTGGTGAGTGCGAGCGCGCGCTGTTCCTCGGCGATGCGGATCGTGACGGTGGCGAGGGCGTCGGTGAGGGCTTGAACTTGTGTCGTTGTCATAAGGGAAGTATAAGCCCACCCGCGTGGGCTTGTCAATAGCCAAATCCACGGATGGCGCATTTATTTGGTGTGGGGGGATGTCGCGGGTTGGGCGTCAGCGCCTGGACTGGCCGTGGATGGCGTCAGGACGCCCCAGGACGGGCGATCGGGGGCGTCAGGCGGGTAACAGGCGCGTGCACGGGTGGCGCACGTCTGCGCGGCGCGTGGACGGTTTAGGCCTTCGGTGTCTTCTTCTTGAACAAGCTCGGATGCCCGCCCCGCTGCCCATTCGCTTTGGACGCGGCGATTTGCTTCGGGCTGGGCGTCTGCCGGCTCAGGCGGCCGAGCGCGACCGCGTGCGGGTTTTTGGCCATGCGCGAGTTTACTCTACGCGCTCGGGCTTGGGCAAGGGGGCGGGGCGTGGCTCGGGCTCGGGCTCGGTCGCCAGCCCGCACGGCGGGCAGATGGTGATGCGCGACGGATACCAGACCTCGCACATCGGGCAGTACCGGCGCGGACGAGGGCGCGTCTCCCGGGCGATCCGCTGGTCGCGCTGGGCCATGCGGCGCAGAATGGTCGACATCGGCACGAATCTATGCCCCATTGGGTTCCTCCAGGCGCAGGCGCGGCCGGGGCGCCATCGTGGCGAGCTTGCCGTAGTGGGCCCACTCATCGGCAAACGCGGCGCGCAGCTTGGCCTGGTTGTCGGGGTCGGCGCGCAGGTAGAGGGCGGCCAGGCCTTGCACAAACGAGCCGCCGTACTGGCGCATGGCCTCGAGCACTTGCTGTTCGCTCGGCTCACTCATGGGTCACATCTCCCGCCGCCACCGTGGGCCAGCGATAGTGCGGCATCTGCTTTACCGTCAGCCACCCGCCCGTCATGAGAAACGAAATCACCTCATTGACCCCGCCAAACACATGCGGCACATGGCGGATCACACAGTCCTCCAGGAACACGCGCTGTTCAGGGCGCAACCGGCCGCCGGCCGCCTTCACTTCCACCCACACCACATCGACGTCATAGCCCGGCCCGAGCGGCGAGCGGGGCAGAAACGCCCACAGATCGGGCACGCCCGGCGTTTGCATCGTGCCCGGATAATCACCGCGACGCCGCCGCGTGCCCAGCACATAGACGCGCGCTCCCACCAAGCGCAAGAGCGTGACAATCTGCGCCTGGATCGCCTTTTCCGTCGGCCCCTTAGTGCGGGCGCGCGTCCGCATCGAGCGGCACCTCGTCGGGCAGCGGCACCACGACGCCCAGATGCTCAGCGGCATAGCGCGTCAGCCAGTCCATGTACTCGCTCATCTCGGCCACGCTGAGGTCGCGCGTGCTCAGGCGCGGCACGATGCGCGGCGGCGCGGCTTTCAACAAGGGCACTTCCGCATGCGTGCCAAAGCGCACCGCCAACAAGTCGTAGTGCAGGCGCTCGAGTTCGTGCGCGTCATAGCCGCAATGGTCCGCAATGAGCGGCAAGGCGCGACCCCACAGCCACCGCAGTTGCGCGGCGCTGCGCGTGGCTTTGGCTTTCTCGATCGTGACCGTGACCGACGCGCCCGCATACGACGGGAACACGGCGAGCAGGCGCGCGACCTGGGCGCGGTCAAGTTGCCCGTCAACCGGCACGACGAGCACGAGCGGCAGCGGCGCGGCCTTCGCCATCTCCCCGCTATCTTCGCCGATGGCGCACGTCGCCGTGCTAGGCATGCGCCGCTTCCCGCAAGGTGCCGCCCAGGTTCGCCATGGTCCGCACAGCGGCCAATTCTGTGTCGACTTCCGACAAGAACGCACGCAGCAGCCGGTCATAGGTGGGCAAATCCGCCTCCGCCGCCGTATAGCGCGTCACGAACAGTTGCAACTCGGGGGGAAACCTCGGGTCATAGGACACGAAGTCCACCCACGGCAACCCCGAGACATACAGCGCATGGCGGAGCTGCGGCACGTAGGCCGACGGCACGCCGCCTTTGCGCCAGTAAGAAAAATGCGTCGTCTGACGGGGGCACTTCACTTCCAAAATCCCCTCGTAGGCGCCAATCACGCCATCCGGGGAACAGCCCGCGGCGACGTCCGTGCGTTCGAGGAAGCCCACGCGTTGCACCAGTGTGCCCGTCTGGGCTTCATAGGCGGCGATGGCCTCGGGTTCCATGTCCGTGCCACGCTGCATGTCGACACTAACGAAACCCGGCTCGATCTGCTGCCCCGTGACCTGCTCGACGACGAGGGCTTCTCGGAGCCCACGACGCCCCGCGGCTTCCCCACTTTTCACGCTCGCCAGCATGTCGGCGGCCACGCTGCCCGTGACCTTGCCCCGGCGCACGGCGAACCACTCGGCCGTCCGTTGCTCACAGTCGTGGACGCGGACGTTACGCACGGGTCACCGCCAGTCGAATCGCCTGCTCATCCGACCATCCCCGACGCACCAACCCGCGCAGCCGCTCATACGAACAGCCAATGGCGCGACTCCACTCAGTCAGGGTTTTTGTTTCCCCGTCACAGGTCAGCCGGTGGTTGTTCCGCCGGTTGTTCTGCTGTTCACGAGCGGTCGCCCACCGACAGTTCTCCGGCGCGTAGGGGCCGTCGTTGTTGAGGCGGTCAATCGAGTGCTGGGCACTTGGTCTCGGCCCCATGTCGGCCAGAAACGCCGCGTAGTCATGCCGCCAGCGGTCGCAGACCGTAATCCCACGAGCCCCATACCGCGCATAACTGCGATGCGATGGATTGACACACCGCAAGACCATCTGATGCCACACCGTATATTCCGGCGTCCGTCCGTAATGGCGCGTGGCCCCATGCGTCACGACCGGCCCGAGTTGTCGTGCTTCCCTTGCGCGGCACCCACACGAGACCGTGCCGGCGCGCAGCGCGCTACCCAGCACATCCTTCTGCACGCCACAGTCGCACTGACACCGCCAGAACCATTGCCCGTGCCAGACCAGTTCGCCGGTCGTGACCAGACGCCCGATCCGCGTGCCGGCCGGAATCTGGATTAACCGCGTGCGTGAGTGGTGATACATCACTCAGGCTCCCGCACCGCCGCCGCTTTGGTTTTCATGGCCTGCCATTCAGCCGCCCAATATTTGCTCATATAGGCACGATGATCTTTTCTCGAGGCCGCCCACGCGGTCTGCAGAACATGCGTGCCTTCATCGGCGGCCGCTTGCATGTCCAAGCACCATTCGCGCCATCCTTTCGGGGGTTCTGGCGGCTCCGGCACGTCATCCGGCGTGGCCTCGACGACCGTCACGCCGTTGGTCGGCGCGTCGGCCTGCGCCATCTCGTCGGCCGTGTAGAGGCCGCTCAACTCCTGCGGAAACGCGCGCCGCAGCGCTAAGGCCTCGGCGACTTTGCCGATCATGAGTTCCGGCATTTTCTTCCACAGGTTGTCGCCGGCATAACTCGCAAACCGCGCGACGGCCCACAAGGGCTCGGCGAAGTCCTTGCGGAGCACGGCGACTTTCGACGCCGCCGGCGCGGTCGGCGCCACCCACACGTCAAGCCAGACGCCGTCCGGCCCGCACCAGAGCGGCCCGAGCTGGCCGGCATAGAGGCCCGTCCGCTCGGCGATGAGCCGATAGCCGTCGATGCTGGTCTGAATCGTCATCCGCCCGCCGCGCTTGATGGCGTAAATCTGGCGCGTGAGCGGGTCCAGGCCCGTGCGCTTGCACTGGTGCAAGAACAAGGCAAGCTCGGCGTCGTCCAGGTCGCGGCCGATCGTGCGCTTGATGAGCGCGACGTGGTCGGCGGTGAGCGCCTGGGCCGTCGGGGGTCGGTCGGTCACTTGTGCTATCGTTTGCGTGGCCATTGCGTTACTTCTCCTTGGGGACGGTCCGCACCGTCCCCGTTTTTATTTCCGGTAGTAACCTGGCACGGCCGCAGCACCCAGGCTGAACAGCCGTCCCGTGAACTCGTCAATCGCCTGCCGCGCGATCGTCGCGTCGTGCCCGCGCAGGTCGCCGTCATCCGCATCGGCGATGTCGGCGATGATCTGCTGCGTGAGCTTCGGCAGCGTGTCGAACACACACAAGCGATACGCCACGGCGGCCATCAGCCGCGTGCGCGTCGTCACCTGGGGCTGCTCGGCCAGCGCGTGGCCGACGTTGTGAATGAGCGCCTGCTGCAGCCATTCGGCCGCGTGCGCGAGCGCGGCGGCGGTCGGGGTCGTCTCAGGGGTCGTGTCGGTCGCTACTAAGGTCGTCATGTGTTCCGTCCTTTCCCGACTACTCTAAACCGGAGCGCTCCGCTTTGTCAAGCGCTCTGGTTTGTATTCGCCGCAGCGCTGCGGTTATACTCGGCCCGTGGCGAAAAACCCCCATGCCGTCGCGCTCGGCCGCAAAGGCGGACGCGCGAAGACGGACGCGCAAAACGCCGCGCGACGCGCCAACGGCAAAAAAGGCGGCCGGCCGCGCAAGACCGCGCCGTCAAAATAAGCCCGCCCCGTCATCGCGTCCCCTTCGTCCCCGCCCGCGCTTGCGCGAGCGCCCGCTGCTGCGCGTCCAGTTCCCGCGCCCGACGCGCCGCCAGACTCGGCTTCGAGCTGTCATAGCCGCGAAACGAATACCGATAACCCGTCGGTTGCCACGCCGGATCGGCGTGCCGTTCGCGCCAGCGGCGAATCAGCCGGCGTATCCAGAGCCTCATCGCCGTCCGCTCTCCACGAGCGCGAGGCGGCGACGTTCGACCTCGGCCAGCACGGCCGCTGTGTGATCCGGCGCCGCCAATGTGGGGGCCGCCGGCAGGCCGTCGAGCGGCCCGATGTGCGCGGGCGGTTGGTCACGGTGCAGGCCCGGCAAGATCACGGGGTCCGCGGGCCGGCGGGCCACGATGACCGGAAAAAGCGCGAGAAACGTCTGCCGACGAATGGCCCAGCCAGGGCTGTCGGTGTCATACCGGCACGCCTCGGCCCACGACCCGAAGACTTGCCGCACGGTCTCGCCGAACGCGGCATCGGCGAAGGCCGCGCCGCGATACGCACCAATGCGCCGAATCTCGGCCTCGAGTCGCCCCCAGGCCGCATGCGCGAGCGCGTGGACATCGACCGGCGGCGCCAGCACCCCGAGTAAATCCGACAGGCGCGGAAAAAATGGCGACTGCCGCATCCACATCCGGGCCGCGGCTTCCAGCGCCTCCGGCGAATAGGACGCGAGCCCGTCCAGGTAAACGGCGAGCTGCGTCTCGTTGAGCGGGTAGTTCTGACCATCGCGCGTGGCGTAGAACGCCTGCAACACGCGAAGGGTGACGCGAACGGCGGCGGCGGGCGTCATGGTTTGCTCCTGGCGAGCACGCGGTCCCAGGCGAGATCGGTGGGGTCCGGCATCTCAAAGGGCTCGTCTTCCCACTGCCGGCCGTTGAGCCAGGTGGCCGGATGCGGCACGAACCGGCCGCCGTCTTTCAGCCAGCCCGGCTGCTGACACTGCCACTCGAGCGCGCGGGTCATGCGGTCGACGAGCACGGCATCGACGGCGAGTTTCTGCCACGCCTTCCACGCCTCGGCTTTTGAGACCTTCCGCGGATAGGCGGTCCAGAAGCGGGCAAAGAGCGGGTCGGTCACACGCCCCGGCGCAGCCGGGGTCTGTGTCTTGATCTTTGGAGTAGGAGATGGATCAGGAATAGGAATAGGAATAGGAGTAGGAGGGGTTATCTGGGGCTTTTGATTCGGCAAACCCGGGGCTTTAGCCGGGGCTTTTTGCGGACGGCCGCCGAGTATCCCTTTGGCGCGCTGTCGCGCGACGAAGTCGTCCCGCTCGACGCGCGTGCGCTCGAGCCGCAGATTGATCCAGCCGTCCGGCGTGCGCTGCCATTTCGCACGCACTTCGGCCCAAATCTCGGCAAACGGCGGATCGGTAGGGCTCAGATGCATCGCCTTCCACATCGCGGCTTCGTTGTCTGGAATCGGGCCGACTTCCCACGCACTGCACAACATGCTGATATAGGCCCCGACGGCGGCACGACTCATCAACATCGTCCCAGTCAAAAAATCGCCGGTGAAAAACGGCAAACTCGGCCGGCGAACCATCCGTAGCTCCGCGACGGCGCTCACCCCGCGATCCGATGCGTCTGGCGCGTCCCGACTCGTCGGCCTTCGGTCCACCACAGGCGCAGCCGGTCGCGGCTCCAGCGCGCCGGTTGCGTCAGGTCGGGCGATGGAAACTTGCCGGCCTGCACGGCGCGATAGAGCGCATTGAGCGAGCGATACTGAAAAATCTCCATCACGAGGGCGCGGGTGATCACATCGGGCGCGTCATCGAGTCGCATGGGCGTCTCCTGGCGGGTAGGCGCTGGGGAGCGACTGGTCGGGCGCCGGCTCAGGCGGCGGGGGCGCGATCACCGGCTTGGCGCGCGGCGGCGCAGCCCCGGTCAGGTACCCCCGTTTATCGCGTGGGAAGGGGGTCAGGTCGATGCCGGTGACCCGTCGAAACTTGCGGATAAACGGGGGGGTCAGGGCGCGATACCCGTTGACCACCCCGGAGATTAAGGCACCGGAATATTCCATCTCGCGCGCCAGCCAGGCCTGGGGCTTGCCGCGCTTGGCCAGAAACGCACGCATTGCACGCCGGGGCGCATCCCTGTTCGTCATAGGGCATTTATAAGTCAGCGGCGTTGCCTTGTCAACCTAGAAATATCCCATCGGGAAACCGCATCCACCGTTGGTGGATTTCTTCACTTGACGGTTATGTGAAAAAGATTTACAACTAAGACTCATGTATATCCCCCGCACGGCCGAAGACCTGTTCTTGGAAGCCTTCGCGGTCATCTTCGAGACCATCAAAAGCGAAATGGCCGCCCGTGGCGAACCGACCAGCCAGTACCGCGTGGCCCAACACCTCGGCTTGAGCCCCAGTACGGTGTCTGCGTGGCTTCGGGGCACCCATCGCGGGATTTCGCTCGACATCATCAATCGCTTGGCCCGCGACCGACAGCTCCCCGTCGATCGCCTCTTCAAGGGGGTCGACGTCCTGGCCGACCCGGTCCCCGCTCGCCCCAGGGGGGGACCAGATGAAGCCGCCGCTGCCGCTGGTGTTCTCTGCGCGTCCGATCAAGAAATACAGCAAGGCCTTGAAGCCGCTCAACGTCTCTTTGCCCGGCTCCAACGCCGCGTCACACTTCTACAAGCTCGACGACGTCCTCAGCCTCGAGCATCAGCTCGCCCGGCACCG